ATATAGGGCAGTCTATTAATTTAGAAAGAAGATTAGCCAGGTATAAGAGTAACTTAAATTCATCTAAAGGTCAAATAAGACTTAACCGTTCTTTTATTAAATATGGAGTAGAAAATCATTTATTTGAAATCGTTTTAGAATGTTCAATAGAAGACTTAAACACTAAAGAAAGATACTACCAAGAATTATTTGATTGTGTTGAAAATGGTTTAAACCTACGATACACTAAAACAAATGATAAGTCGGGTAAAATGAGTGCTGAAACTATTGCTAAAATGGTGCATTATAAAAGGAATATGACACCTGAACACCGATTAAATTTAAGTATAGCAAATAGAAATAAAGAAGTGATGCCTACTATGTTAGGTAAAACACATTCAGAGGAAACAAAGAAAAAAATGTCTGAATCTGCTAAAAAAAGAATTAGAACATTAGAACACTGCGAAAACATAAGAAAGTCTAAATTAGGAGTAATCGTTTCTGATGAAACTAAAGCCAAAAAGTCAAAGCCTGTATTACAATACGATTTACAAGGTAATTTTATAGCTAAATATTTTGGGATAAAAGAAGCTGCCAGGAAAGTTGGTATTTCTGATTCTATGATTATTGATGTATGCAAAGGTAAGTATCCACAGGGAAAGGGATTTGTGTGGAAATATGAAAATTGCTAAAAATATTAGTAACTTTGTATTATGTATAAATGCACAGTCAATATATCACATAACGGTAGGAAGTATAACAGAGGTAACTACTACGACCTTGTTTTAAGCGATAAGATGAAAGAATTTATAAAAGTTGGGTACTTTACTGCAATCGTAGATAAAGGTGTTACAAAAGAGTTTAAAGGCAAAATAAAGAAGAAATAATATGGCTAATATTAAAATATCAGAATTAAATCCATTATTAACGGTTGAAGATGCGGATGTATTACCAATAGTGGATAATGCTATTACTAAAAAAGTAACGGCAGCAATTCTACGAAGTTACACACAAGGTAATTCAGTTCTTTTAACAGGCAATCAAACTGTTGCAGGGATTAAGACTTTCACTTCTCAATTAGCATCTTCGGTTGCTACTGGTACTGCTCCTTTTTCGGTTGCTTCAACTACTAAAGTAACTAACTTAAACGCTGATTTATTAGATGGTTTATCTTCGGCTGATTTCCAGGCTACTTTAAGTGGTACAGGGATTGTCAAGTCAACTGCTGGAACTATTTCTTATTTAACTGATAATACTGCTAATTGGGATGCTGCTTACAACGATAAAATTAATTCTGCTGCCGTAACTGGTATCGGAACAAATACTTTAACCTTAACACAACAAGATGCAGGAACTATTACTGCTACTTGGGTTAACGGAACTTTAATAAGAGAAATAAGAAACACAACAGGTGCAACTTTAACTAAAGGAACGATAGTTTATATTAGTGGTGCAACAGGAAATAAACCAACGGTAACTAAAGCAATAGCGACAGGAGATGAAACTTCTGCTCAAACTTTTGGATTCGTTCAAGAAAATATTGCTAATAACGCTAATGGTTATGTGGTTATTATTGGGGATTTAGTGGGTATCGATACTTCGGCTTATGCTGAAGGTGCGCAATTATACTTATCTTCAACAACTGCTGGTGCTTTTACTACTGTTAAACAATATGCTCCTAATCATTTGGTTTATGTGGGTATTATTACTCGTTCACATCCAACTTTAGGACAGATTGAGGTAAACATTCAAAACGGCTACGAAATGGATGAGTTGCATAATGTGGCTGCTCAAAATCCTTCTAATGGAGATATTTTACAATATGTAACCTCAACAGGTTTATGGACTAAAGTAGCAGGAAGCACAAGTAATATTTCAGAGGGTTCAAATCTTTATTATACAGATGCTCGTTCAAGAAGTGCTTTTAGTGAAAGCGTTACAGGATTAGATTATAATTCTACAACAGGTGTTTTATCAACTACTTCAGGTTACGGAATACCAACAACGGCTAAACAAACAACTTGGGATACGGCTTATAATGATTCTATTGTAAGTGCTGCGGTTACAGGAACAACAACTAAAACTTTAACTTTAAACCAACAAGATGGTGGTAGTGTTACCGCTTCTTGGACTGATGACAATACAGATGCAGTTACTTCAGTATTCGGTAGAACAGGTGCGGTTGTAGCTACTTCTGGAGATTACACAACAACACAAGTAACAGAAGGAACAAACCTTTACTTTACTGATGCAAGAGCAAGAGGTGCTATTTCTTTAACTACAACAGGTACTTCGGGGGCAGCTACTTACAACTCTACAACAGGTGTTTTAAATGTACCTAACTACGCAGATACCGACACAGGTATAACTTCTTTAAACGGATTAACTGCTTTAACGCAAACATTTGCAGTAGGAACAAGTGGAACTGACTTCGGTATTTCTTCTGCTACTTCTACGCATACTTTTAACTTACCTACGGCTTCAGCAACAAATAGAGGTGCTTTAAGTAGTGCTGATTGGACTACATTTAATAACAAGCAAAACGCTTTAACAAATCCTATCACAGGAACGGGAACAACTAATTACTTACCAAAGTTTACAGGAGCAAGTGCTTTAGGAAATTCTTTAGTTTATGATAATGGTACGAGCGTAGGTATAGGAACTGCAAGCCCTTCTGATAAATTAGAGGTTTATTCGGATGCAAACTCTCAACAAGGATTAAAAATTACAAATCCAAATGCAGGAAGTTCTGCTATTGCAGTAACAAAATACTCTAATGGTACTTACACACATTTATTCGGTGCTTTAGGAAGTAATTATTCAACTTATGGAGTTTTACAAGCAAATGAAGCCTTTATGTATTCGGCAAATACAAATATGTCTTTTGCTGCGGATGGTATTGCTTCTTCAATTAAATTTGGTACTGGTGCAGGAGTAACTGAAAGAATGCGTATCTTATCAGATGGTACAATTTGCGTTGGTAGAACAACAAATGCTGCTGCTGGGTGGCAAATGGCAGTTAAAAACGGATTAACTATTACTGATGGTACAAGTGAAGTCCAATTATTTTCATATTTTGGTGCAGGAATTGGAACTTTTACAAATCACGATTTTGCTTTTAGAACTAACAATACCGAAAGAATGCGTTTGTTTTCAGATGGGAATTTGGCTTTGGGTTCTGCAACCAACGCAGGCTACAAGTTAGATGTAAATGGTACTGCGAGAGTGAGTGGTAATGCAACGGCTACAAGATTTTTAACTAACTATTCTTATTTTGGTGGTGGGGATAATTACAATATTAAATTAAATAACGATTTATCTGCTGATACTGGTTTTATTTATCAATTAGGAGGCTCAACAACAATAGCTTCAAATAATTACTATAATTCTGCTGGGGTTTATACTGCAACTGCTACAACTGCTTCAAGTATTGAATTGGCTGGTGGTGCAACTGTATTTTATAACAATAGTGGATTAACAAGTGGGGGGACTTTTAGTCAAACAGAAAGAATGCGAATTAAACCAAGTGGTGTAATTAATATTGCTAATATACCAACTTCGCCAGTAGGTTTATCAGCAGGAGATATTTATAGTAATTTAGGTGTTTTAACTATCGTTTAAAAGTCTTAATTTAGCAAAATGAACAACGAACAAATATATTCTATTTTAGGTCAAGGACTTAATATAGCAAACACAAAAGGATGCTTTAATTTAGATGAGTCGGCAACGATTGCACAAGCATTATTTCAATTAAAAGAAGTTTTAAATTTAGTAGAAAAAAAAGATGATTCAATTAAAGCCGAGTAATGTAGGTGTTTTAGGCACTATTACTCAAATTGATGTATTAATATTACCTTTTGATGTTCAAGCGGTTACTTGCTCAACTTACTATAAGTTATGCGATGAAACAGGCAAACAATTAGCTGAAGGTAATTTAAGTTTAACAGAAGAGCAATTTGCAAATTGGGGAACTGACAATAGTTATGTTTCGGATATTGTGATTAACGAATTAGGTTTAGAAAAAGCAGAATAATGATTAACTCGGAATTTCAAATTGAGGTGGTTACAGACCTTGCAGTAGAGCCAGTTACCTTGCAAGAGGCTAAAGACTATATGCGTATTTCTTCGGAATCGGAGAATGACTTAATAGAAGAACTAATAACTTCAGCAAGGGAGCGAATAGAGAAGTTTACAGGACTATCTTTAGGAGAAAAAACCTTAAGAGCGTATTGGTTTTACTTTCACATTCCACAGGAGATTCCTTATGGTCCAGTTACCTTAATTGAATCGGTTGTGAATGATGAAGATGTAGCTTTGGAATATACTGCTCGTGGATTGCAATATAAGATGCTTGAGGCTTATTCTACCGTAGGTTTGACAATAGAGTACGAAGCAGGCTTTGCAGTGTGTCCTAAAGGCTTAAAATTAGCCATTTTAAAACAAGTGTCTACTGATTACGAGAATAGGGAAAATTACTCTATTTATGACCAAGCATATGAGTTAAGTTCGGATGCTAAAAGACAAGCACAACCATATTGTCGTAACACTTTATTTGGTATCTAATGAAGGCAGGAGTTTTAAGAAATCAAATCGCAATACAAACTTTACAGACTGGTTCTGATGGTACAGGTGGTTACTTTGGTACATTTGTAGACCAAAAGGTAGTTTGGGCAAAGATTAGAGCAAAACAAGGCTTTAGAAATCTAGAAGATGGTAAAATATCTTTAGACAATATCTACGAGTTTACTATTCGTTATGATGACTATCCTAATTTATCTCAAATCAATAAAATTGTTTATAATAGTGG